TGGAGGGGCGCGTATGCCATCGGGCTACCTCACCTCATCGGAGGTCTCAGCGCCGCCTTGACGGGCGCTCTACGGGCCTTGCTGGACACTGCCCACATCAACAACTCCGCCACGATGCTGAAGTTGAAAGGTGCGCGTATTTCTGGCGCAAGTCAGCAGATTGAAGTCACGCAGGTCACCGAGGTGGAATCCGCCGTTGGCGTGGACGACATCCGCAAGATTGCAATGCCCATGCCATTCAACCCACCCAGCCCTGTGCTGTTTGAGTTGTTAGGTTGGATCACCACAGCCGCCAAAGGCGTGGTCACCACCGCAGAAGAAAAGATTGCAGACGCAAACAGCAATATGCCAGTGGGCACCACGCAGGCATTGATCGAGCAGGGGGCCGCTGTGTTCTCCGCCATTCACGCCCGCTTGCATGAAAGCCAGCGCCGTGTGTTGCAGATCGTTGGTCGCCTCAACCGTTGGTACTTGGACGAGCAAAAGCGCGGTGATGTGGTTGCTGACCTTGAGGTTAAGCGCGAAGACTTCAAGCGCAACAGCGATGTGATCCCTGTCTCTGACCCTCACATCTTCTCTGAGACACAACGTATTGCTCAGATGCAGTCCGTGTTGCAGATGTCTGCACAGTTTCCTGCACTCTTTGACCAACGCGCAGTCGTGAACCGTATGCTCAAGCAGTTGAAGGTTCCAAACGTCAACGAGTTGATCCCAAATGCCAGCAAGCCAGTGGAGATGAATGCCGCTGACGAGAACTCCGCTATGGCATTGGGCCGACCAGCCTTCGCTTACCCGCGACAGGATCATTTGGCCCACATTCAAACTCACATGAACTTTGGCCTCGATCCCACCTTGGGATCAAACAAACTCATCGCGCCCAAGTTCATCCCCAATGCGCTCGAACACATCAAGCAACATATGCTGTTGTGGTACACGCAGAACATGAGCAAGTACGTCCAAGGCAATGGCGATGTGGACTTTGGCAAGTACGAAGACAGCAAGTTGGTCAAAGAGATCGACAACGCTATTTCGTTGGCCTCTGGTCACATGAAGCTGGACTCGCAAGAGGTGTTTGCTGGGCTGATGCCTGCGCTCGATCAGTTGGGCCAGATGATGCAACAGTTCAAACCGCCACCTCCTCCAATGGATGGCGAAGCGCAAGCCGTGTTGCAAGCGTCTATGGCAGAGACCCAGCGTCGCGCCGCAGACGACCAAGCACGACTTGCTTTCGATACGCAGAAGTTCCAAGCCGAAATGCAGGCAAAACAGGCGGCGGAGCAGATCAAGGTGGCTATGAATGCCGAAAACAACTTGACTACCGAGCGTATCAAGACCGCAGAGTTGACCGTGGACGAGGTCAAACTACGGCAGGAGCAGGAGAAAACTGCTGTGAAACTTAACCAAGAAACCCAACGTAACTTAGGAGATTGAAATGGCTACAAATAGTAACGAAATCAAAGAATATCAAAGCGAACAAGTCAGCCAACGCGCCCGCATCGCGTCTGGTGCTTGGCTTGATGGTCAACAAATGAAAGAGAAGCAGACAGCGACAATGCCTTTGGCTAATAGCGACCACGGGAATTTCTCCCAAAACAAGGGCGTTGACAAGAAAAACGCATGAGATATACGTCCGACTTCATCGGCGCTGTAAAAGCGCGTAAAGAGGCGATTGTGCAAAGTTTGGCGGCGGGTAATGCCTCCGACTACCCTGCATATCAGCGTCTGGTCGGACATATCGCTGGACTTGAAGAAGCCCTTGTCATTCTTGATAACCTATTAAAGGAAGAAGACGATGACAGATAGCACGGTGGCTGGTGATTCAGCCGATTTGCGGGAAGCATTTCCTGCTGTAGACCCCGGTGCGAAGCCCCTCGGCGCAAGAGTTTTAGTACAACTGCGTCGAACAAAGAAGACGGTAACTAGCATGGGGATTGTTTTGGTCTCTGAGACCAAAGAAACCGAAAAGTGGCAAAACATGGTGGCGAAAGTCATTGAGATCGGCCCGTTGGCGTTCAAAAAACGCGACACGATGGAGCCGTGGCCCGAAGGTTCGTGGTGTGAAGTTGGTGATTACCTCCGAGTCCCGAAGTGGGGCGGAGATCGCTGGGAGGTTCCAGTCCCCGGCGAGTCTCAAGAGGAAGACCCAGCCCTGTTCATGGTGTTAAACGACCATGAAATCATCGCCAAACTTACTGGTGACCCCCTTGCAATGAAGGCATTCATATGAGTACCGATACAGAACAAGAAGTAATCGTCATTCAAGAGGAGAAAGACGGCTCCGCGACGATTGACTTACCCGCAAGCATCCCGTCGCCTGATGTAAATCACGACGAGGATTCCGAAGAAGCTGATGAAGCCGCTAGACGGGCCGAAATGGCCTCTGGTGGTCAGGTAGACGCTGATGCTGAAGCCTTGAGAGAGCAAAAACGCCTCAAAAGACTCAAGCGTAAAGAGTACCACAAGGCTGTCTCAACAGAAAAAGACCACAAACTGGACTTTTTGAGCCGTCAAAACCAAGAACTGCTCGAAAGACTGTCGGTTTTGGAGAAAAAGTCGCACGGAAGTGACCTTGCTCGCCTAAATAAGGCGATGGAAGACCAGCACAACCGTATTTTGTTTGCAAAACAGAAGATTTCAGAGGCAACTAGCACTGGCAACGGTGAATTGCTCACTTCTGCACAGGAAATGTGGTTTGAAGCGCGTCGTCAGTTTGAGGCATTGGAATCAGTCAAAAAGAAAGCGACTGCACAGCCTCGTCAGCGGACTATTCAAGCTCCTGATCCCGAATTGCAACGCCATGCATCAAGCTGGATGGAAAACAATCAGTGGTACGACCCTAATGGTCGCGATCCTGATTCAAGAGTTGCATTAACGATTGATCAAGCAATGGCTGAAGAGGGTTGGAACCCCAAAACTCCTCAGTATTGGGATGAGCTTGACAACCGCTTGCAAAAGTATCTACCTCACAGGTATACTGGAGAGGCAGACGAGAGACCATCTCAAAAGCGCCCAAGAAACTTTGTGACTGGGTCAGGCCGCGAAAGTGCGTCGAGTAGTGCGATTGGCAAAAATCAGTTTGCGTTAACACGCGAACAGGTCAGCGCAATGAAAGATGCTGGAATGTGGGATGACCCTGATAAACGCGCAAAAATGATTCGTCGTTATGCGCTTGAAGCTAAACAACTTAGGAGCTAAAAATGGATTCTCGTTTAAAAAAATCATTGTCTGCTGGTGGACGCGAAAGTCGCGCGAGTCTTGACTCAAGTCGAGAGGCACCAGAACAGCAATTCGTGTCAGCCGAAGAACGTCGCAAGATGTGGAAGGATGAATGGACACAAAGTGCATTGCCTGCTATTCCCGAAATCAAGGGATGGCACCTTTGCTGGTTATCGACAACGAACAGTTATGACAGCATCGACAAACGTATTCGTTTGGGTTACGTCCCTGTGAAAGCAGAGGAAGTATCAGGAATGGAAAACAATAAAGTCAAGGCTGGGGAACACGCTGGTTTTATTTCGTGCAATGAGATGCTTCTGTACAAAATTCCAATGGAAATGTATCAGGATGTTATGGCTCATTTTCACCACGAAGCACCGCTTGAGGATGCGAACAAAATTCGACTTCAAGCCGAGCAAGCAGTGGGCCGAGATAGTTCTGGCAAGCCGTTAGGCCGTGTCGAAGGCGAAGGTCTGGATTATATGGATAAACCGATGCCAACACCTGTTTTCTCGTAAAACAAGTTGGTTTTTGAAACTGATCAAAGGAGAGACATATGTCTTCAACCAATGCTCCGTTCGGTCTGCGCCCTTCGTTCCACCCCACTGGTTTGGATCGTGCGGTTGCGTTGCCTAACGGTATCGCCTCTGGTTACAGCACTGGCATTTTGAAAGGCCAACCTGTAGCCCTTAACACTAGCGGTAACATCATTACTGCTACTGCTGGCAGTGCCTACCAAGGCGCGTTTGCTGGTCAAGAGTACACCGACCTGACTGGTCGTCGTATTATCAGCAACCAATGGATTGCATCTACTGCATACCAAACTGGCTCACAAGTGACTTATTACTACTCTGACCCGAATATCGTTTACGACATTCAAGCAGATGGTTCTTTGGCACAAACTTCCATCGGAGATCAAGCAAACTTTACGAACGTATCTGCTGGTTCAACAACCACAGGTCTTTCGCAATGCACGATTTCCACCACGTTGGCTGGCACAAGTGCAGTTGGTGATCTTCGCATCATCGGCCTCACGCCCGCTGTTGATAACGCATGGGGTGACGCATACACCGTGGTACAGGTTCAAGTGAGCCGAAGCCAGTATGTAGCCACCATCAACGCCATTTAAGGAGGTACTGAACTATGGCCGCTCCAATGCGAAGTACCGACTTTCGTAGCATCGTCGAACCCATTCTGAATGAGTGTTTTGACGGTGTCTACGATCAGCGTACCGATGAATGGTCTCGCGTTTTCCGCGAGCAAGAGGGTATCCC